GGCCGGCCTTGGCCAGCATGTCGATTGCATCGGCTGCCTCACTGGCGCTCTTCGTCGTCTCTTTGCCGATACTGAGGGCGAGCTCACGCAGGTTGTTGAAGGTCTCGCCCGTGGCCTGGGTCGAGATAGCCACCGAGTTCATGGCGGTCTCGAAGTTGGCCGCGGTCTTTATCCCGATCGCGCCGATGCCCAGCAGAGGGGCGGTGATGGCGAGCGACATGGACTTACCCATGTCGGTCATTCCATCGCCGACCTTCTGGAAGTTCTTCTGCATTCTGACGAGGTCTTTTTCAGACTCCGTCATGCCCTTCTTGAATGCGACTGTATCGAAGCCCAGGATGAACTTCATGAACCCGAGGACTGTACCGGCCATCTAGTCGTCCCTCTCGATCCGTTTCACCCTGACATTCAGGCCTTGGCGTTCGAACTTCGCCATCGCCGTCGCCACCCCTGTTCCCGAGACCTTCTTCATCGGCTTGAGGTAGTGCTCTAGGTCCTTAAGCCTTTTCTGTCTGCTCATCCACTCCGTCTTGTGGGCCAGCGCGATGATGTGCTCATTCTGGGCTTTGCCCCGACCCCTCATAATGGCATAGAAGGATCGGGGAGACTGACGCCAGAATTGCTCTGGGTCTAAGTCCGCTTCCGCCCAGACTTGGAGGAGCGCGTCCCAGTCCCAGGGGACGTCGGCTTCGCTGCCTTCGTCCCCTGAGGAGGGTTTTCTCCACCTGCCCTCTGGGCGGCCATGTTAGCCATGGCTTCGCCCATCGCTTCGGAAATGGCCTCGCCATCCGTGAGGAGTAATTCGCCCGCGTCGTCGACGGTGATGTCCTCGTGGTGGTGTCGCAGCGCCCCGTAGAGCATTCCTCGGGCGGTCTTAAGACGGGGAGAGCCGTTCTTGCCGGACATCTCCGCCATCATCTCCCGAGTGCCCTTGCCGGCTGCCTCTTCGGCTTCACACAATGCGTTGAAGTCGAACCTGAGGGTAAGCTCCCGCCCATCGCTGAGCGGGAGCCTGGCCTCGCCAAAAACGCGGTTAGCCATTAGGCCGGCGCGCCTTCAGTGGTTGCGCCCGTGATCTTGAGCGTAACCGTGGCTTCCATGGGATCGTCCGGCGTAACCTCGCCGCGGTCGTAGCCAACCACGATGGCTTCGCCTTCGATCTCCCAAGCAGCAACGCCGCGTTCCGGGATGACCGCCTTGAAGTTGCGCGTGCTGCCATCAGTCAGCGCATCGGCGAGAAGCTGGTCCGTGTCCGAACCTGCGCGGAAGTTGAGAGTGACCTCGAACTCGCCGCCTTCGATCATGCCTGGGGCATATTCACGCCGGCGGTTCGGCGACTTGAGGTGAGTGATCTCAACCTGTTCGACTTCATCCTGCGGGAGGGTGAAGCTCTTGACCTGCTTGAGCTCGGTCAGGACAGGGGTTGCGGCGTCGTTGTCGAGCCAAAACTCGCCACCCCAACCGGTGCCTGCTAGTTGATCGTCTGCCATTTCTCGTTACTCCTCAGCGGTGCCATGCCTGAATGTTATATCCACGACCGCTCGATGGATAAACCCTGTTTGTGTCTGCGCTCCCATATCCCTGGGGCCGACATAAGAAGCCCGCCAGAAAACGTCTTCTCCGACGGTAGCCACGGGGATCAGCGCGTCGATGCACGCTTGGGCTAAGGCGTGGGCCTGGGAAGTGCTCCGGTTGGAGAGGCAGTCGACCTGGACTGTCGTCTCCTGCATGTCGTTCGGACCCTTCAGGTGCTCGGTCCGAGGAGCGCTGATGACTTGGAGGACCACCGCCGGCAGGGGATCAGCCTGGGGCCGCACCACCCAGTAGATCCTGTTAGCCACCAGGTCCGTGACCGCGGCGGCGTCTTCGAGTCGGGTGATGATCGCGGGTTGCAGCATTACTTCGCCTTCATCGCTCGTTTCGCCGCCTTGGCAGCGACCGCGGTGACCTCGGGCTTAAGGGCGGCGGCAAAGGCATTTATCGCAGCGTTCGCTACCGCGTCCACCGCGGGTCGGAAGAATGGCTCGGCGGGGTAGTCGCGGCCTGTGAGACCAAACTCCTTAGGCACGGCCGCCACGTCGTCGGCGATGACATGGATGCGGGCCTGTGTCCCTTTCGCCCTTTCCTTCCCAACCTTGATGCTCTCCCGAAGCGACCCAGGTGTTTGGTTGCCGGCCCGATCGGAGACTTTGGCTCGGGCTTTGACCGCCTCGGCTATGATACCAGCGGGGACCTCAAGAGCTCGCCGCCCAGTGTTCCGCTGGACAGTCTTGCTTAGCTCCTGGAGGACCTCGCGGCACTCTTTGAAGCCCTCGAGGCGGTTCTTGGTCACCGGACCGAGTAGTCCAGGATTGTGAGCGTGGCCGGCCCAGTCACTCCGTGGCCATAGCCTGTCCCGCCACCGAGGACGAAGCCCATGCGATCGCAGTCCTGTTTTGCCTCGTAGAACTTATGTGGGCTGGAGTAGCTGTTGCTCAGCTGGATAGCGGTCCACCGATCGGAGAGTTTGGCGGTGATGGTATAGGTGCCAGCGCCATTGGTCGTGATCGTCGAGCCCGTAGCATACCAACGAAAGGTCTCGTACTCGCCGACGCCAGTCCAGTTGTCCCCCTTCCGCTGGAGATAGAGCGTGACCAGCCCTGGACCGATCGGAGGAGTGGCGCTGAGGATCGGTCCATTGAGCGAAAAGGTGAGCGAGATTTCTTGCTTACCTTCGAGGTCGCACTTTCTGGTGACGTAGTTGGCCTTACCCTCCGCGGGGATGTCGACCACGTTGCCCATGATCGGACGAGCGCTCGGCGCCCCCACCCACCACAAGGTGTCGGCATCAATCGCCGGCGGTCGTGGTGTCGAACGTGGCTTGTCGTTGTCACCGCCACAGGCGGCGAGGAACAACAGGGGCAGGATCATGAGCAGCTTAATCATAGCGTCGAAAGCTCCTGAAGGAAGTTACCAACTTCGGGTCCGTAAATAACCAGACGACGAACTGTCGCTTGGGCAGTGACCCCTAGATTTGCGCCCTCCTGGATCTGAAGATCAAAATTGTAGGGTGTTGGAACGGAGAGAATTGCACCGGTGCTTTCGGAAACCGCCGACCCGTTAACAGCGATCTTCAGCTTGGTCGGGGACCAAAGCCACGCCATTTTGCGCTGCAATACTGCCGAGTCGATTGGAGCAATTATCGTTGTGGTGCCATAGTCGTAATTATCGACCCTTGTCGTCCGGTTCCACACACCGTAAGAAAGGGCATAGCCTGCGGTATGGATGTCAGCGCCCAAACTTCCGTTTGTGCTTTCATATTCCATCACCCCAACGAAGTTGCCATCGAGTTCATTTAACCGAGCCAGCAAGTCCCCCGCAGCAGTAGCGAAGGAATAAACCCCGTTAGCGTTATCTTGTGATTGCAAACCCTGCCCCGGAATAAGGGCGACATTCCCACCCAAAGTCCAAATGTCGGCAAAGACTTTGGCTTCCCCGTCAAGAGTATATTCGCCAGCTTGGAAATCCATCACCGCGATGGGCTCGAGAGGTGGTAGCGCCGATAGCGAACTCAGTAGGTCGGCAGCTTGCGGGCCATAGAATTCTACTCGAGCGACACTAGCTGTTGCTCCGGCTCCCGCCGCCGGAGCGACGGTGAGAGTGTTGTGATCGTTGAAGTCCAAGGGATCGCCGATCTCGATCGGAGCCGAGCCGTCGATCGACAAGGCGAAACGACCATTGGAGTAGAGCATGGCCATCCGGTGCCGATTGTAATTTGAAATAGCCGGAACCGGATTAGGCACGATATCTTCAATCACTCCGGGCCAGTCGGAAACCCCGCGAGACGCGGAACCAATCCACAAGGTCCAATAAACGTCCCAGGCTGGGAAGTTGAACAGCGCCGCTTCCGAATAAGCCCAGCCACCAGGCGGCACTTCGGCGTAATGGTCCCAGACAATAACCAAGCCATCAGAGGCAGGGAACAAGGCCCCCGCCAGTTCTGGAGTAGCAATAGCGCCCGCATTATTAACAGACAAGGCCGTCAACCCCTGGCCTGGAATGACCGAAGTTTCAGGATCGAAGGCCCCCCAATTGGCCGCGTCCTCCATCCAGAGATCGTCCAGCGTCTTAGCCTCACCTCCGATGGAATAGACACCAGCCGAAAAGTCGCTGATCGCGAGCGGCACAAGAGGCTCAACCGGCTCTGAGGTGGCAGTAGCCGACCCGAAGGTGTTTGAGGCGCTTACCTCAACCGTAATCTCCGAGCCCTCATCGGCCGCATCAAACAGATAGCTGTTGGTCGTAGCCCCAGGGATCGCCACACCGTCCTTGAGCCACTGGTAGGTCAGTTCGCTGTATGTCCCGGACCAAGTGCCAGGCGAAGCAACAAGGGTCACGCCAGGGAAGGCAACGCCGATGATGGCCGGCAGGGTGTCATTGGCGGGCGGTGGGATGCGGTAGACGTAGAGGTCGGCCGATGCGACGGCTATGATCTCAAGCAGCTCCCGCCGGCCGATCTCCTGGATCGACTTGACGTCATACTGCCGATTGTCGTGCTTGACATGGCCCGTGTAGTTCACGAGGTCGGCACGCCACCGAACGAAGATCCTGATAAGCGAGACCGCGGCGTTCTCGGCATTGGCGAACCGCTCAGTGCCTGGAGCCGACTTGATCATCGCCCAGACCGGCGTCTCGATCGGATCGCCCGGAACATTCTCGTTCCAGTCATTCGTTTCGGCGACCGTAGGCACCATGAAGGTCACGAGGCGGTCGAACTTACCCCTGGGAGCTTTCGGCCGTCCACCGAAGCCGTAGAGGCTGTTATAGTCCCTGTCCCGACCCTCGGGCATTAGACCACAACCGTTCGAGCATTCTGGCAGATCAGCTTGGCGGCCTCGATCGCCCGCTCCGGATAGGCATAGCCCTCGGAGTACTCGCCCTCAACCAGGGCCAGGATAGCGCCGACATGCCTCGGGTCGATCGGGTTGGAGGCGTCAGGGCCGGCGGTATAGGTAAAGGTGAACTCCTCGTCCTGGTTGAGCAAGGGCCATGCCTCGGTCAAATTGGCGAAGACGAGAGCTCCAGGTGGGAAGTGGCGGGCGGAGTAGCTCTGCTGGACGCCGTCGCCATCCCGATAGGTCACTGAGCTTAAAGCCAGGACCGGAATGAAGTCAAGCTGAACCCGTCCCCTCCGCGGAGTATGTCCTTCGACAAACGCCCGCTGGACCAGGGCGTGGCCCGTATGGTCCTCGACCCAACGCCGTGCGCGAGGGATCATCTCCGAGACCTTGGTGTCCTCGGTAGTATCGAGAATGCGAAGGTAGTCCTTCGCTTCCTGGAGGGAGACGGGTTCAGCCATCTGTTAGCCGCGAGCCTTCTCGATCTTCTCGATCAGGTCAGCACGGTTGTCGTCGGTCTCGATGTCCACGCCCTCGGCTTCCGCGGTCGAGACGAGTTCGGCCTTGGTCATCGAGTTGAGCGACTTGCCGCCGGCGTCCTTGTTCTCCGGCGCCCCACCGAACATTTTCTGTTCCATGAGGTGAACCGTGCCGGTGCGCTCAACGCGGCGCTCGGCTCGATTGTCTTCGTTCTTCAGGATCTTCGATCCTTCAACGTTTCCGAGATCGTCCTTGTCTGCCATGATCTACTCCCTTCTGGAACGCTGGACCGTCCCAGCGCTCTAAAAGGGAGGGGAACCCGAAAGTTCCCCTCCAGGCTATTAGGACGTGATGTCGGTCACCGCGTCGCTGAAGTCGCCCTTGACGAAGGCCTCGGGGCGATAGACCGCAAGGGCCAGTCGCTCTTCCGCCAGGATCGTCACGAGGTTCTTCCGGAAGTTGTCGCTGTCTTCGGTCGAGACCTCGACGCGGGCGTCTTGGCGATCGAAGATCTGAGCACCCATCTTGAAGGCGCCGACCAAGAACTTGTCCAAGGTCATTGCCTGGGTGTCGACGACCGGAAGGCCCCACAGACGCTTGTCCGCGGTCCCCTGCGGGTTGCCGATGATGTAGCGGCCCACATCGTCCTTGAGCAGCTCGATGCCGGCCCAATCGGTCGGGTGCATCACGATGCCCGTCGGCGGAAGCTCCGCCAGGAAGCCCTGAAGCATAGCGAACCGGATGACGTCCATCTTGTTCGGGTAGGTCACTACGCCCGGATTGGCGGCCAGTGCGGTCGCCTGGGTGTAGATGCCGTTCAGGTTCGTGCCGGTGCCGTCGCCGTGGAGGAGCTGGAGCTCTTCCGCGTACTCGAGACCATAACGAAGGCGGCCGTCGATGTAGCTCTGAAGCATCGGAGCGTCGTCGAGGATCTGCCGCGTCGCCAGGACCCAGTGAGCGATGGTCGTGACCGCCGTGGTCTCGATATCGAACTTGATGTCCGACTGAGGCTTGGTGGTCCCGCCCGTTTCCGTATGGGTCGCGGCGGCGTTGGTGAAGCCCGTCTCCACCGGATACTGGATCGAGCTGCTGCCCGTCCGACCCGGAGTGAGAAGATCGCGGACCGTCATCCGGCGATCGAGCAGGCGAACCAGGGTGCCCCGATCGGGAACAACCAGGTCACCAGCCGAACCCAGGGCGTCGGTCGTGAGACCGGAGATAATCGCCTTGAGCTCGACACCGACGCGCTTGCCGGCGGTCGGGTTGGCCATGAACGACTTGACTTCGTCGTTCTCGATGAACTGGTAGCCTGCGGTCTGCGGGGTCTCCGGTTCATCTTCACCGCCGCGCTCGAACTTCTGCTCGAGCTCGTCAAGGCGCTTTTTGGCCTCGGCGAATTGGAGGAGGGCCTCGTCGGCCTTTTCCTTCTCCGAGGTGGAGAGGGCTTCGGCTTTCTCGGCCTTACCGACCGCATCGGTTGCGATCTTCTTGACCTCATCGAACTTCTTGTCGAAGTCCGACTTGATCTCGTCGGCCAGTTCCTTGGCGGTCTTGGTCTCGGTGTCACCGTGACCATCCGGCGCACGCATATAGCGGCCCGTGGCGCGCTCGGCTGCAGTCATGGCCCCAAGGGCGGCGACCGAACCGAGAAGCATAGCATTACGTCGCATGTTATGTCCTTCTCTATCCTTTTAGCGACTTGAGGAATTCAAGCGCTGGGTCTCCGCCGGACTCACTCCGGAGCAGAGGTGCAAGACCCTTACCAGCAATGGCAGTGGCTTGCGACTTCGAAAATCCTGCCTCTCGCAGGAGGTCCTCGAACTGTGGGAGGCTCGGCAGCTGGCCGACGCCTAGAATATCCTGGACGGCCGACTTGACTGAGTCGACGCCAGCCCGCGGCTGCATGGGGAAGTTGACGAACGAGACCTCGAACAGGTCGACCGCTTTCAACGTCCTGATGCCTGGGTTCTTCGGGTCCATGTCGGCCTGCTTGGTCCGATACCCGATCGAGAGCCCCTTCATGGACTTGCGGAACAGGGCTCGATGGACACGCAGGCCCATCGGGTCCTCAATGTCGATCTGGCCCTTAAGCCAGAGACCTTTGCCGTCCTCGGCCAGGTCTTCCCAGTTCCCGATCGGTGGCTGGGACGAGTCATGGCCCCAGAGCATCAATGGCTTCGTGCCCTTGCGGCGATGCTCGACCAGTGTGTCCGAGAAAGCGCCAGGAGCGATGATGTCACCGCCCAGGTCCGGCGCGCCACCGAAGACCGAGGCATATCCCTCGACGGTGCCGTCCTTGCCGGTCTCTTTGATCTCGAGACTAAAGTCCTTGTGCAGCATCGTCTTCTCCCTGCGGTTTCCCGCTAATCAACTCCACCGGTTCGTCCCATCCTGCGATCGGCGGCAGGTTCTCGAGGCGCCGCACTTCGTTCCTTACCATCCATCCAGGCTTCTGGGTATCACCCAATGCAGCCTGGTAGAACGTGGCCCTGCTGGCGCTGTCCCCACGGAGCAAGCCCTCGAGGTTGAACTCGATCGAGATGCCCTGGGCCTTGTCGGCCGCGGTGAGGAGTTGCTTCTCCAGAGCTTGCTCGATCCGCTTCAGGCGGCGGCGAAGCGTAAACTTCTGGAAGCCCAGAGTCTGTTGCTCCAGGCCAGTGCCCCAGCTGGTGACCTTCTGGGTATGGCCGACCATGTGCGGCGGGACACCAAACATGCGGCAGATCTCTTCGATGCCGAATGCTCGGCTCTCAAGCATCTGCGCGTCTTCAGGGGAGATGGAGATGTTCTGCCACTTCATTCCCGCGTTGAGGACCAGCGGCCGGCCAGCGTTCACCGCGCCTTGATATTTCTCGGAGACCCTCTTCTCGACTGTCTCCATCTGTTCCTTGTCGAGAACGTGATCGGAGACGAAGGCGCCGGAAGTCCGGACACCGTTCCGGAAGGTCGAGGTGGCCGCCGAGTCGATCGCCATTGCAGAGCCGAAGACTCGCCGCCCGAAGGCCAAGGTGGAAAGGCCACCGAGCGGCGAGCCCCCGAACCCGCGGATGTGGAGGATGTTGGATTGCGAGACCGTCCTGGACTTCCCGCCTTGGGTGATGGTATACTCCAATGCCCCGGACTTGGACCGCCTTACCTGCACCATCTGCGGTGGGATCGGTGGCTCGAGGGAGATGACCGACTTGTCGGCTCGACGCCGGATCTCGGCGAAGCCATCGCCCCGAAGCTCGAGGCAGGCGCAGATGAACTCCCAGAAGTCCAGGGCGGTCTGGTCCGCGTTCGGGCTGTCGTGAAGAACACCATAAAGCGGGTGGTCAAAGGCCACCTTGCGGTCGGCGCCGTTGCCGCGGAAGACCATCAAAGGCAGCGAAGCGATCGTGCCGGCCAGCAGGTTCACGCAGGCCCAGGTGGCGGATATGGCCAGGACCGAGGCCTCGTTGACCGCCATGTTGTCCTGGAACTCGGCCAGGGTGACCTGGTTAGTCCGGAAGTTCGTGCCGTCCTGGCGGCTAGCTTCTCCGTAGAAGGCCGCTAGCGCAGGATCTTGGCCGATGGGGACAATGGCCTTAGACTCGTTCAGGGGCGCCGTTAGACGCGGCCCTACGCGGTCCAGGAGCCAACCGATCGGATTGAATGGGGCCTCGTTCATGCCGCGATCGCCTCGGCCCAGGCGTTCAGGTCCGGTCCTTCGTCATTGATAGGAGCAACACCGAACGCCATTGTAAGGCCCACCATCCCGTCGATCCTCCCTGAGGACTTCGCCTTGTTCAACTTCCGGCCTCCTGCTGGGTCGGTAGCTACAATGGCGTTCTGTGCACACATCGTCAAGACTGGTTGGTTTCCGTGTCTCAACTTCGTCTGCAAGAGCGCCGACTCTAAGTCTCTTAAGGCAGGACTCATACTTTGAAAACCCTGCCCGAACTCAACGAACAATTCGTCGATCCTGGCTTCGGTGAAACCGGCCTTGACCAGCCAGGGCCTAAGGTGGCGCATGTTCCACCGGTCAAAGCCGATCTTCTGGAGGTTCATCTGGCGCTCATACTCGAACAGCCGCTCGGCCACGAACTCGTACTCGACCGACTTGCCTGGGGTGGTCA